TAATTTATTTTTACTTCTAGTTGATAATTTAAAAGCCATTATTTTCCTTGTCCTCTATATTTTTTGTAACTTCTACGTTTATCTTTATTCATAGTAGAAGTAATAGGTTTCTTTCCAATAGAAGTTCCCTTCTTTGTTGGTTCATGTAATGCAACTGTTCTAAACATTTTTGCCATTATGTATTCATCCCTTTTTTAGTTTTTGCGATTAGATAACTTCTGACTAGACCAGACCTAACAATATCTCCGATGTTAAACTCTACTGACTTGAATTCACTCATATCATCAATAATACTTAGGAACTTTCCAAATCCTTCTCTATCACCACTCTTAATTAAATCTGATTGAAAAAAATCACCAGAATAAATTATCTTACTCTCTTGACCAATACGAGTCATAATTGTATCAAGTTCATGAAAGTTCATATTCTGACACTCATCTACAATTACAATACAATTGTCTAATGTTATACCTCGTAAGTATGATGTGGTCAAAAACATAATAGAACCTTGTGATTTTAGTCTATCATATAACATTGTGAACGCTTGGTCACTAGGTTGTTCAAACATAAACTGAACCATGTTCTGGTATGGTATCTGGTACAGAGCAGTTTTATCTTCTTCATCGCCTGGAAGAAATCCAATTTCCCTAGTCGGAACTGCACTACGAATTATGTATACACACTCATATGGGGTGGTTGGGTTTAATACTTCTTCTAATGCAAGAAATAATGATATGAAAGTTTTTCCAGTTCCAGCGGCACCATGCAAGAATAGATTTTTCTTATCCTTTTTATATGCATCAAAAACTATTTCTTGATTATCAGTTATTGGTTTGATTGTAACTAAATCATCAATTTTTACATCTTGTTTTTTTGCCATTATAATACCTTATGTTTTTTCAATACGTTTCTAGTATTTATATTCTTTGTAGTATCCTTACCATATCTCTGTGCAAAAGGACTGCCTGGATGCGCTTCTGCAATCCTAGACATATTCTCTTTCCACCCACCATCATTTTTAATTCTGTCACCATGTCCACCAACAATAGATACTCTTGATGGTAGTTGTTCGATGTGTGAGTTTTGTTCTAAGAACTTTTCTCGTTCGGATATTGTGAGTATGTCATCAAATTCCTCACCAGTTTCGGTGTTTCTAAAACTATAACTAGGCATCAATTTTCTTCTTTAATTTACTAATCTCTTCTGCTTGTTGTTTTACACGCATCATCAAGAGATGATTAGTTTTTTGCATTTCTGCAATGTCTTTACGGAGTAAATCTTCCTTTGACATATGTGGTTTTTCTGAGTCTTGTATCCAACCAGATAAGTTACCTTTTGTAACGTCATCCATAGGGTCATCTTGTTCCATATCTTTCCTCTCTTGTCTAAGTTTCCACATCATCCAATCATAATATCTTTCTGGTTCTGGGTCGTGAACCAATTCGGTATCGGACGTTCTTTCCATGTTGCAAATCTCCTTTTCGCAGTCCTATAAAAGTTTCGATACGCTTGTACTGTATCACCTTTGACCATACATTCTGGAAACGCTTGCATCGCTTGTGGTACTGGAGTATGACCCATCACACAAGACGGCATATTCTTTGGTGGTTCTCGTAACAACCACCAGTTGTCCTTTGCACCATGTTCTTTTCCATACCTATATGTATACTCGTCACAAATCAACTTATAATAGGTAAACATTACTGCATAGTTTTCTCTACACATTCTAACCCAAATGTTTGTTGGATGATTTACATGACCAGCAAGGTAAAGAGCTTTGTCCATTTTTCTATCTTTGAGTTTCCATCTTTTAATCTTATGACCTCTTGCAGTTTTGTCATAATACATCTCACCATCAAGAACTCTATGTGCAGTACTTAACATTTGTTTGTACTCAGTAGGCATCTTAACTATGTGTTTATCACAGTGATATTCAATAGACTTGAATGGGTCTTCATCTAACCAAAATAAATTCATAACAATTTAATCCTCTCTAATAATTCAACTACTTTATCAGATGTCAAATGTCCTATGACATCTTCTGTTATTGGTGTACTGTAACACAAATCGCCTGTGGAGTCAAGGACAGCAAGTTCATACAATCCTTGTTTACCACCATAAGACCCACTGTGACAAACAACAGAGGCACCATATCCATTATCAAATTTATATTCATATCCTACTCCACCTAGTAAATTGTATTTTTTATTGTATCCAGTGAACATCATTTTTCCCATCTATAAAATATATGTTTTTCAATTCTAGTTGTTCTTTTCTTAGTCTTTGCCCATGATGGTCTAACATAAGTTGCATGATAGTGAGTTGCACCCTCTGTTACATCTAGTTGTATTTTATTATACAATACGAGAAATGCAACATCTTGTGCTTTCTTCCACGCTTTTTTGTTTTTAGGAACATCGCTTTTACCATCACAGTACCAGCTAAATTGGCATCTGTGCTTTATAGGATATTCTTTTTCTGGGTCTTCCCAAGAAGGACGAGTTGGGCCTTCTTTGACCACCTCACAAACTGTATTAGGAAATCTTGTATCTTCAACACGATTCATAACTACTTGTGCCGTTGCAATTTGACCTACCAACGATTGATTTTTTGCTTCATGATAGGTGTTGAGAGCAAGACATACAAATGCAGTTTCTAAAATCATGCAGACTTCTCCACCATAAACGCATCCAGATATTCTGGATTAGAAGTTTGAAGTGTATATACACTACCAAAATACTTTTCAAAAGTTCTTAGTAGATTTATATAATCACTAGATTTCATCTCATTCAAGATATTATTTGTAGTTTCTTTATCAAACCCACTTTGTTTCATAGTTTGATTTGCATATCCCAAGAGAACGAAAGCGTTTCCTTGAGAACCATCTAAATCTATTACTGTAGTATTTTGTCTACCTTTTGCAACTACTGACATTATGCAGCCTCCTTTTCTAATGTTTCAAAACCAAAACTCGCAACAACATTTTTAACACCACTCTCGTCTTCTATGATGTCACCAACACTAACTGAATACATAGAAGATAATCTCTGTATTTTTTCTTCTGGGCCGATGTTACCATATTCAAATACTTTATCAAGACTTGGTGCAGTAATATTCGAAACGTGTGTGTAATAACCTTTGTCAAACGCTTCTTGTGCGATAGATTTTGTATCGGACTTCATTAACCCCATATCAAGTTTCAGTGTTTGTTTCTCAACTGAATCGTGACCATTTGCATTAACCATATCATACTCTGCATCGGTTAAATGTATTTGATAAATTTTATATTTCATCACTTTCTCCATTAATTTTATCTCGTATCATCTGTTCTAATGTTATCATATTATTTACACTGGTTGCAAGGTCAGGCCATTTTGTAACAAGTGTCTTAACGAACGTATCTCGTTCTTGAATATCCATTCTTGCAATATTCTCTACTGTATCTTCTGCTGTTTTCATTTTTTCCTCACTTTTTCCATTTATGAATCATAGTACCATGTTTTGAGAACAAAGTCAAGTACTGAATTTTTCCAACAATTCTTCTTGTACTTTAAATGCCTCAATCTCATAAGGTCTATCCAAGTATGCGAGTTTTCCATTTTCATCATGTATTGAAAACAAATCATATTCTTTTCTGATATGTTGTTTAATGTGAACAAATTCATGAAAGATTGCAGTTAACAAGTCTTCTGTGTTCAAACCTTTTTTAACTCTAATATGAAATGACCTATCATCTATATCATAACAATCTGCATCAATATCAAAATCCTTTACCATTTCGATAGTGATTTCTTCTAATTTATGTCTAGGTAATAATTCACTTTTTGCAAACCATAAAGCATTTTCAATAATGTCTTTTTCTTTTTTATTGGTTTTTTCAAATTCTATATACATAACGAATCACTCTCTCTCATTTATACTTAATATTACCATGTTTTCATAACATTTGTCAAGTAAATAATAAAAAAAAGATAGGGGGCGAAAGGAAACCCCCTATCTTTGGTGTGATACCTTGTAAGTGAGAGAGAGGAGTTTGGTATCACAACTACTTTTATACACGAATCAACTGTAAAAGTCAAGTCGCTCTAACGTAATTCTCGTTCCAACCAAAGGCCTCTTTGACTACATTATCAGATAGTCCTTTGTACACTTTGTGTAGTTCTTTATCTTTTGCATGACATACCACTCTCGCTTCTGCCTCATGTAAACCCTCTAACATCTGAACGAACATTTGTTCTTTTCTCATTTTAGGTGTTTTATTGTCTGCACCTTTGATGTAATGCCATAGTTGTCTATACTCTTGAATGAGTCTAGTGTGTTCAGTTCCCTCTGGAACTTCATTAGGTTTATAGGGTACTTGACCCTCAGGCATATCCCATCTAATTTTTGGGTCAAAAGATGATTTGATAATCGCTCTTAGTGCTTCACTATCATTTTCTTTTAGAATTTTGATTTTTTTATCCTTAGTTTTTGCATTGTTCACTTTAGTCAGAACTTCTGCAATACTAGGTGTGTATGTTTTTACTACCATTAAAAGTCTCCAATATTCTCTGTTAGGTTTCTTAATCTATACTTTACAAAATAATTTAGTAGATTTTTTCTATCCTTATATGGTGTATCAATAAATGTTTGAATACACTTTTCCACTATTTCTTTTGGAATATAATCCAAGTCTATTAAAGTTCTGTTTCTATGATAGTTTCTCATCATGTTTTCATTACAGAAGTCTTCAGGCTCCAACTCAATCCAAGTTTCAAGTTTTCTTTTAGAGATAGGTTTTTGTCGTAACTCATCTACAAAAGTATTATCTGGTGATAAGAAGTTTGGAACACCATCACTCCTATCACCTTGAAGTATATGCGTCTTAATATATGTAGTAGGATTTTCACCATTCATAAATTTCTTTTGTATAGGACTATATTGAGTTACAAAATTATGTTTCTGTAACTGAATAAAATCCTTGTCTCCAGAAAGTATTAGAACCTTCTCATAGTTCTTTGGTTCAGATGCAACGTGAAATACAACAGATGCAATAATATCATCTGCCTCTGCATTTTCTACTTCTAATACTTTGTATGGGAAATGTTCTGTAAGTTCGTCACGAATTAAATGCAACGTATCAAAGATTGCGTTCCAATCTAATTTTGAATTCTTTCTGTCTTTTCTTCGACTATGTTTATAATTAGGAAATACATCTCTTCTCCAATTAGTCTTGTTATCGTAACATAAGACTAACTCACCGAACTCTTCTGTAAATTTAGTTCGATAACTCCTAAGAGAATTTAGAACCATGTGTCTAACAAGGTCTGGTTCTACTACACTTTTTCCACCAATCTGCACCATCAAATTTGATAGTGTCACTTGATTCATATCAACTAATATCATCTCCGTTACCATCATCTTTAGGATTTGATTTATTCATTCTATCAATTAAGTCTAAATCAACCCTTGTCAAAATTTCTCTATCATCTTTTTCTGTCTTCACAATCATATCCATAAAACCTTGCATGGGATGTCCAAACCCCATTTGACGATAAAGAGCACCTCTTACTGCCTCGTTCAGAAAACTTATATCTCCAATAAATTTATCTTTCTTAATATCGAAACCATTTTCACCCACATTATGAATTAGATTGACCATCAGGCCTTCAACAAGATTATCACAGAACGCAATATCTTCTTGAACCCTAACTGCATCTAAGTCTACAATTTTAGGTGTTTTCTTTCCCTTATAAGTCTTGGGAAACTTCACGATATTATTTGTCAATAACCTAACTCCAGTTTTCTTTTTTCTACTTTTTTTAACCAACGTCTACGACCAGCGGCTTTCGCTTTTCGTTTCTTCTCACCTTTAGTTGTAAAATGACTTCTTTCTCTAAGGTCTTGAAAGAACCCATCTTTCATCATTCTCTTTTTAAGAACTCGTAATGCACCATTTACATCTGATACAGTTTCACCATCTTTGTTCTTTACTTGTCGAACTGATACGGTCATACCACCTAGTTCTTTATTATATTTATCTTTCTTTTGAAAGTTCCTTTTATTATTATATCTCATAATACTCCTTATACAAAGGGAGAGATAACTAGTACCTCTCCAAGTTTATTAACATTCTATCACAAAGTGACTTAGGAGTCAAGTACTCCTTGAACTAACTCAACTGAGTCAAAATCAAATCCACCTATGTGCCACTCATATTTATCAGTAGGTATGTATCCTACTTTCCAATTGTATATTGTAGCAGTCACTAACTCATAGTCCTCACCATCTTCGGTAGGTACATCAAACTGTAATGACCACTGTGCATTAACTTTCTCATATGGTGACGCATCTGTATGTGTGGGGTCACCAAACTTATTTACCAACTCATCATATGTCGTGGTAACTATTCCTTGGTAGGAAGTACCATTAATATCGACAGCATCACTCGCAACAAAATTAGACATAAGAAACTTCTCCTTTATCAATTCCAACCAACAATTCAAAGAACAAATCTTCCCATTCGTCCTTTTTCTCTTTGACATAATCAAAGGCGTAGATATTATCTTTCGCCCATTTGACAGCATCCATTGCATTGTCAAATTCAAACTTAGTAGTTTTGTTACCCAACTTAGGATATACGATATATTTCACTGTTTTCATAATTTCTCCTTTACAGATAGTTTGACCAAAAATCATTCCAATAGTCTTCGACTTGACCAAAGACATCATCTTCATCTAAGAATGGAACATCTTTCTTCCAGAGTTCCATAGCTCTTGTAGTTGCTTCTGTGATAGTATCTGACTCTTTGATAATCTCTACGACATCATCCCAGAACTTATCTTCACAATCTAAAATGTAACTTGACATTCCCATATTTAACTCCTTTCTAACGAATCACTTACATTATTATAATAACATATTCTCACAATATGTCAACAATTATTTTCCATCTCCTAAAAGTTCGTTCATACCTTGGAACACCACATTATAGGCGTTCACTTCATAGACCCAATTGTCAAAGAAATTGTCATCAGTATCTA